TGTAGCGGCGAAAATATGGTACAGGGTCTAGTTATACCTTCTAATTATTTAGGAAGAAAAATGAAAATATTAAAAGACCATATCGATGATGGTATTAAAAAAATAGCAGACTATGTTCAAAGTATATATGATGAATATGCATCGAAAATTGTTGATGTAATAAAATATTTGATTAATACAATTCCCAAAATACGTAAGAATTTAAGACATGCAATTGAAATGTTAAATGTAAAAAAGAAAGAATTTTTGTCCCTGATTCCTAATGTAACTTGTAATTATATTAAAACTAAATTAGAAGAATTAGATAATACTTTAGGCAAATGGGAGCCATTTCTTAATGATTTAAAAGCAGTGTCACCAATTTTAGATAACCATTTAGATGATATTGTTAAGAACATGAAGCCTTTGATTGTACAGATGTTATTTGAACCATCACATTATGATGATATGTTTATTTCAAGAAAAGCTTTAACGCCAGTGTTCTCAAGCGTTTTATAAAGCTTGTAAAAAATATAAGGGCAAAAAAAGGGCAGATTTAAGCTAACTTGGAATGTTTTCGAGTTTTTGAGTTAGTTCTCTATCCATTTTTTCAGTTACATGAGTATATATGCGAATGGTTGTTTTTTCATCTACATGTCCTACCCTTTTCATAATTGCTTTTAAAGAAACATTCATTTCTACTAATAAAGTTATGTGTGTATGTCTAAATGTGTGCGTGGTAACTTTCTTATTCATATTTAAAGCTTTTGTAGTTTTCTTAAGCACACCGGCGATTTGATTATTACATAAAGGATTCCCTTTTTTTGTTGTGAATATGAACCCTCTGTCAACATAGCTCGAATTCCATCTTTTCAACATTTTGTTTTCCAGTATTATCTTTTTAAAAATTTCTACGGTTCTAGAATTGATGCTGATACTTCTTTTTGAACTTATAGTCTTTGTAGTGTCTTTGTATCCGAATCCATCCTCGTATTTAATGCGGTGAATTGTACCTGTTATATTAATAGTTTTGTTTAATAAATCTATATCTTTTTCCTGCAGTGCTTGTAGTTCTCCTATGCGCATACCTGTTAAAGCCTGTACTTCTAAGATGCTGGCAATTAAAATGCGATTTCGCTTGTGTAACTTATTATCATTTAGTATATGATCACGTATCTGTAGGACTTGGTTCATTTCTAAATAGTTGTACATTTTAGATTCATCTTTTTCGATATCCTCTATTGTTTTTCTTCTTTTAGGAATTTTGACATTAGTTAACAAATATTCATTTGGATAATTGTAAAATTTAACTGCATATTTAATAGCTCCTTTCATATCTCCGAGTTGACGGGTTACTTGATTTTGAGAATAGATATCTGATAATTTATTAATAAATATCTGCATATATTTTGTATCTAGTTTGTTTAAAAGCAAGTTCTCAGAGCTGTATCGTTTAATGTTTCTAATTCTTATTTTTATATTATTAAGAGTAGTCAACTTTGAACCTGATGTTTTTATATGATATTCAAGCCATTCATCTAATAGCGCGTGAAAAGTCAAAGTTTTTAATTCGCTTGACGACTTGTTGTTCAGTTTTTCTTTTATTTTTTCTTCTAAACGAAACATTGCTTCTTTTTGAGATTGTTTTGTATTCTTGTTCAACACAACACTTACGCGCTTCCATTTATCTGTGTATGGATCTTTGTACTTCTCGTAATATCTGTATTTAGTTTCGTTATTTTTGTTTTTAAATTTTTCAATCCACATGTTTATACCTCCTGTAGGAACGTACGTTCTGTAAATTTGTAAAAAATAATAAGGGTAGGTGGGCTACCCAAAATTTAGTACTAGGTACTAAATATGTTATAATAAAATAAAAAGTAGGTGATAAGATGACTCAATTTCTAGGGGCGCTTCTTCTTACAGGAGTTTTAGGTTACATACCATATAAATATCTAACAATGATAGGTTTAGTTAGTGAAAAAAACAAGATTATCAATACTCCTGTATTATTGATTTTTTCTATTGAAACATGTTTGATATGGTTTTATACTTTTATAATTTTTAATAATGTTGATTTAAAAAATTTGAGTTTACTTCAGTTGCTTACAGGTCTAAAAGCAAATATTTGGTTTCTAATTATTTTTGTTTTAACAGTGCTTGTATTTAATCCTTTAATTGTTAAATTCATTATCTGGTTAATTAATGAAACAAGAAAGTTTATGAATTTGGATTGTATAAGCTTATTAGACAAAAGAGACAAGTTGTTTAATAACAACGGTAAACCAGTATTTATAGTTATTAAAGACTTTGAAAACAGAATCATTGAAGAGGGTGAACTTAAAACCTATAATTCAGCTGGTAGCGATTTCGATTTACTAGAGGTTGAGCGACAAGATTTCAAAGTATCTGATTTACCGTCAAACGATGAATTGTATATTAAACATACACTTGTAGACCTTAAACAACAAATTAAATTGGATTTATATTTAATGAATGAATATTAATCTTTTTTCTTAGCTTTTTCTGATAAAGTACTTTTTAAGTTTTCGCTGGCACCCGGCTTTTCAAAACTTTTGTTTATTGGGTTACTACGGGTAGCTTCTTGTTTTTTGTTTTTATCCGCCATAAAATTCTCACCACCATTCAACGTCTACACTAGTAGGCGTTTTTTGATTTTTATATTAAAGGGCTATAAAAAGCTGTTAATACTTCAATTCTTTAATCCACATATATTTAAAAGTGAGGTAGTAGGTAATAAATATAAGACTTAAAGTTAAGATTGCTTTTTTCATGTCAATTTCTCCTTTGTTTATATTTATATTAAATCACTAAATAGACGTTATTAATCAAAAATACGATAGTTATAAATAACTTTGCCTATCACTTCGATTTCATCAATAGAATCTAAATCGTAAGAATTAGTTTTAAATTCATCTGAATAGCTTACTGGGTCTAAATGTAGTTTTGTTTCAGTACGTCTCACACGCTTAACTGTATATTCACCACCTAGACGTAATACAAGGATGTCATTGCTGTTAAGTTTATGATCACAAGACTTTCTATAATCATGGACAATTATATAAGAACCGTTAGCGAGTATTTTATTCATGCTATCTCCGTTTATTTTTAGTGCTATACATTCGCTAGGTTTACGACCGTTAAAAGCAAGTGGTGGAACTTTTAATTTTTCATTATCAATTGCAACTTCTTCGAAATTTCCAGCAGAAACTTTACCGAAATATGGAACCTCGATTTCGCTATCAAATTCTGGCAAAACAATTTCCTCAATTTCTCCTAATAGGTAACCTTTAGAAACATTGAACAAACTTGAAATTTTTTCGACCATACCCATTCTAGGTTCAGTTCTTCCGCTTTCCCACATTCTTATAGTACCTTCGGAAACATCTAATTTTCTAGCCATCTCAACTTTAGACAATCTATTGTTCAATCTGATTTCTTTTATGGAATTTTTGAAAGCCATTTTGTTTTCCTTCCTTATATATAATGTTTTTACACTTTCATTATACTATGAAAAATCGTAATTGCAACCCTTAAAATACGATTTACAAAAATAAAAATACGTAAATCTCTAAAATGATTACGAAAAATACTTGCAATCGCATTTTAATTACGATATACTTTAGTCAGAACTTAACAAGGAGGCAAAAAAATGAACTACATCAAACATAGTTTGAAATTAGATGAATGGCGAAAACGAAAAGGTTACACACAGTCATCTTTCGCTGAAAAACTCGGGATTTCGCCGTCTACTTATAACATTTGGGAAAACAATCCAGAAATGATTAAACCTAGAGACGCCTTTAGAATTGCTAAAACATTAGATATCTCTATTGATGAGATTATTTTTTTAAAAGATGAATCGTATTTTAAATACGTTTTAGTCGAAGAAAAACAAACATCTTAAAAGGAGGAACGAACAATGCAAGCATTACAAAGATTTCAAAATTCGCAATTTGGAGATTTAGAAATTTTAACCATTGAAGGTAAGCAGTGGTTTCCGGCGACGGAAGTCGCTATGACTTTAGGATATTCAAACCCTAGAGATGCAATAAGCAGACACGTAAAACGACGTGGGGTCGTGAATCACGACGTCATCGATTCACTTGGAAGAAAACAAAACAAAAAGTTCATAGATGAAGGTAACTTATACAGATTAATCTCACGTTCGAAATTACCACAAGCAGAACAATTTGAAGAATGGGTGTTTGATGAAGTTTTACCAGCCATTCGCAAACACGGTATCTACGCAACAGACAATGTAATTGAACAAACATTAAAAGATCCAGACTACATTATTACAGTATTGACTGAGTATAAGAAAGAAAAAGAGCAAAACTTACTTTTACAACAGCAAGTAGAAGTTAACAAACCAAAAGTATTATTCGCTGACTCGGTAGCTGGTAGTGATAATTCAATACTTGTTGGAGAACTAGCGAAAATACTTAAACAAAACGGTGTTGATATAGGACAAAACAGATTGTTCAAATGGTTAAGAAATAATGGATATCTCATTAAAAAGAGTGGAGAAAGTTATAACTTACCAACTCAAAAGAGTATGGATCTAAAAATCTTGGATATCAAAAAACGAATAATTAATAATCCAGATGGTTCAAGTAAAGTATCACGTACACCAAAAGTAACAGGCAAAGGACAACAATACTTTGTTAATAAGTTTTTAGGAGAAAAACAAACATCTTAATAGGAGGAACGCAATGGAACAAATCACGTTAACCAAAGAAGAGTTCAAAGAAATTATAGCGAAAGAAGTTAGAGAGGCTATAAATGGTAAGAAACCAATCAGCTCAGGTGCAATTTTCAGTAAAGTAAGAATCAATAATGACGATTTAGAAGAAATCAATAAAAAACTCAATTTCGCAAAAGATTTGTCGCTAGGAAGATTGAGGAAGCTCAATCATCCGATTCCGCTAAAAAAGTATCAGCATGGCTTCGAATCAATTCATCAAAAAGCTTATGTACAAGATGTTCATGACCATATTAGAAAATTAACATTATCAATTTTTGGAGTGACACTTAATTCAGACTTGAGTGAAAGTGAATACAACCTAGCAGCAAAAATTTATAGAGATATCAAAAACTATTATTTATATATCTATGAAAAGAGAGTTTCAGAATTAACTATCGATGATTTCGAATGAAGGAGGAACTACAAATGAAACTACTAAGAAGGCTATTCAATAAAAAACACGAAAACTTAATTGACGTGTGGCATGGAAATCAATGGTTAAAAGTGAAAGAAAGCAAATTAAAAAAATATAAAGTGGTCTCGGATAGAGAAGGTAAGAAATATCTAATTAAATAAGCGCACTTAATTAGTGCAAGTAATCAAGTGCGCTATTGCCTTACAATCCTAAATCTTTTCTGCTTTTTTCTTCTTCTTGTAATCCCAATAACACAGAAGAGTAAATGCTGAAATAGTCACGAGCAATGCTATCTTTAGCGAATGCAATTACGTCATCACCGACTTCTTGCCATTCGTTATGAATCTTATGTCTATCTAGAGCTCTAGGTAATAGCGAGATTGTAATATCGTGAGCAATTTTCTCTAAATCCATAAATTTCACCTCCTTCCACTGGGAGATAACTAAATTATATAACAAAACAACTTAAAGGAGGAACGACAAATGCAAGCTCAAAACAAAAAAGTCATCTATTACTACTATGACGAAGAAGGTAATAGGCGACCATTAGATATTCAAATTAATGACGGATATGAACTGATGGTCCGATCTCATTTCATCAACAACACCATTGAAGAAATACCATACGTAAATAATAACTTATATGCCTTGGTTGATGGTTATGAATTTAAGTTAGATTGAATTTTTGAGAAAGATATTGAAAAGCTAATTTCCCCATAAGATTAAGAGACATACTGGATGTTTTGTTAACGACTCTTTTAACTTCGTTCCAAGTTTTATTGTCTCTAATATTATCGAGAAATTCATGGCCAGACCAAGTGATGTCATCAATAATCCAAGAAACGACCCTGCCTTCGATGAATTTCAGATCGCAACAAATAAATTTAGCTTCTTCTAATTTTAAAAGTGAGTACATTACTGTTTCAAAATCATATTTATCAAAAATAATATTATCGTTGAAATTATGTCGAGTAAGTGGTTCACCTATTTTCTTATTAGATTCTATTTCTAAGAGCAAGAGTCTAACGCAATCGTGATTAAGTTTCATCCTATCACCTCCATAACAGGAGTATAGCAGAAAGGATCATAAACATCTTAAAAGGAGGAATAACAAATGAACATTCAAGAAGCAACTAAGATAGCTACAAAAAATCTTGTCTCTATGACACGGAAAGATTGGAAAGAAAGTCATCGAACTAAGATATTACCAACAAATGATAGTTTTTTACAATGCATCATTTCAAATAGCGATGGGACAAACCTTATCAGATATTGGCAACCTTCAGCCGATGACCTCATGGCAAATGATTGGGAAGTTATAAACCCAACTAGAGACCAGGAATTATTGAAGCAATTTTAGAAATGCTATCAATGATACTTTTTAAATTGTTTTTAAACTCATTTTCAAAGTAAACAACAGTCTTGTCTGAAATTGTTACATGATAAATAGTGTTACTAGCATACACGCCGTTTAGGAACCCAGAGTTTTTAAGTTTATTTAAATCGTATTTTACATCTTCGAAATGTAGTTTTTGAAAATACTTTGTATGTATATCTTTAGCACTTCCAAAATTATTGCAGGTTAATTTAACCGAACCTAACTTTACACATTCTAAATAATCTTTGTAGAGTACGGACAAGATATATTGTTGGTCTTTAGTAAGTGTATCAAATTCATCAGATATCAAGGGCATGTTATCACCTCCTTAGGTTGATAACAACATTATACACGAAAGGAGCATAAACAAATGAACACAAGATCAGAAGGATTGCGTATAGGCGTCCCACAAGTTTCTAGCAAAGCTGATGCTTCTTCATCCTATTTAACGGAAAAGGAACGTAACTTAGGAGCGGAAATATTAGAGCTTATTAAAAAAAGTGATTACAGCTACTTAGAAATAAACAAAGTTCTCTATGCATTAGATAGAGAACTTCAATACAGGGCGAATAATAACAAACTTTAACATTTATCTAAAGGAGTGATAGAGATGCCAAAAATCATAATACCACCAACACCAGAAAACACATATCGAGGCGAAGAAAAATTTGTGAAAAAGTTATACGCAACACCTACACAAATCCATCAATTGTTTGGAGTATGTAGAAGTACAGTATACAACTGGTTGAAATATTACCGTGAAGATAATTTAGGTGTAGAAAATTTATACATTGATTATTCAGCAACGGGAACATTGATTAATATTTCTAAATTAGAAGAGTATTTGATCAGAAAGCATAAAAAATGGTATTAGGAGGATATTAAATGAGTAAAACTTATAAAAGCTACCTAGTAGCAGTACTATGCTTCACAGTCTTAGCGATTGTACTTATGCCGTTTCTATACTTCACTACAGCATGGTCAATTGCGGGATTCGCAAGTATCGCAACATTCATATTTTATAAGGAATACTTTTATGAAGAATAAAGAAACTGCTACTTGTTGGAGCAAGTAACAGTGCAAGATGAGCAATTGTCTTAAATAATTATATAAGGAGTTATTAATATGACCTTACAACAAAAAATACTATCACATTTTGCAACATATGACAATTTCAATTCTGATGATGTTGTTGAAACTTTTGGGATATCTAAAACACATGCAAAATCCACTCTTTCAAAACTTAAGAAAAAAGGAAAGATTGAAATGGAAAGTTGGGGTATCTGGCGTGTTATTGAATCGCAATTGCATTTAAGTGTAGTCGAACGTAAGAAAGAGATATTAGAAGAACAATTTGAATTGTTAGCAAGATTAAATGAACAAAGTGATGACCCTAGAGAAATAGAAGAACGTATCAAGTTAATGATTCGTCTAGCTAACCAATTTTAAGGAGGAGTTAATCAATGGCAGTATTAGAAGATATTTTTGAAGAATTAAAACTATTAAATAAGAATTTACGCGTGTTAAATACTGAACTATCAACTGTAGATTCATCAATAGTACAAGAGAAAGTTAAAGAAGCACCAATGTCAAAAGAAGAAACAGCTCAACCGGAATCAATTGAAGAAGTTAAGGTAACTTCTGCTGATTTAACTAAAGATTATGTTTTATCAGTAGGAAAAGAGTTCCTTAAAAAAGCAGATACTTCTGATAAGAAAGAATTTAGAAATAAACTTAACGAACTTGGCGCGGATAAGCTATCTACTATCAAAGAAGAACATTATGAAAAAATTGTTGATTTCATGGAAGCGAGAATTAATGCATGAAGCTAGATCACTCAAATAGAGCTCATGCAAAGCTAAGTGCAAGTGGTGCGAAACAATGGCTAAACTGCCCACCGAGTATTAAGGCAAGTGAAGGTATTGCAGATAAAAGTTCAGTTTTTGCTGAAGAAGGTACATTCGCCCATGAATTAAGTGAGTTATATTTCAGTCTTAAATATGAAGGCCTAACACAGTTTGAGTTTAATAAAGCTTTTCAAAATTATAAGCGAAATCAATATTACAGTGAAGAGTTGCGTGAATATGTTGAAGAGTATGTAGCTAATGTAGAAGAAAAATATAACGAAGCTTTGAGTAGGGATAATGATGTAATAGCTTTATTTGAAACAAAATTGGATTTAGGTAAATACGTCCCTGAATCTTTTGGTACTGGTGATGTCATTATATTTTCAGGTGGTGTACTTGAAATTATTGACCTTAAATACGGTAAAGGCATTGAAGTTTCAGCTATAGATAATCCTCAACTTAGATTATATGGCTTGGGCGCATATGAACTGCTTAGTTTAATGTATGACATTCATACAGTTCGCATGACTATCATACAACCACGAATAGATAACTTTTCTACTGAAGAGTTACCAATATCAAGATTACTTCAATGGGGAACCGATTTTGTTAAACCATTAGCCAGACTTGCTTATAACGGTGAAGGTGAGTTTAAAGCAGGTAGTCATTGTAGATTCTGTAAGATAAAGCATTCATGTAGAACACGTGCAGAATACATGCAAAATGTGCCTCAAAAGCCACCACATTTGTTAAGTGATGAAGAGATTGCAGAACTTTTATATAAACTGCCTGATATCAAAAAATGGGCTGATGAAGTAGAACATTATGCGTTAGATCAAGCGAAAGAAAATGATAAAAACTATCCTGGGTGGAAGCTTGTAGAAGGTCGTTCGCGAAGAGTGATAACTGATACAAAAGCAACGCTTGAAAAGTTAGTTGAAGCGGGTTATAAACCTGAAGATATTACAGAAACCAAGTTACTTAGTATTACGAATTTAGAAAAATTAATTGGTAAAAAAGCATTTTCTAAAATTACAGAGGGCTTTATAGAAAAGCCGCAAGGTAAATTAACACTTGCTACCGAGTCGGATAAACGACCAGCTATAAAGCAATCTGCTGAAGATGATTTTGACAAACTATAAAAATTAAAAAGGACGGTATATAAACATGAAAGCAAAAGTATTAAATAAAACTAAAGTGATTACAGGAAAAGTAAGAGCATCATATGCACATATTTTTGAACCTCACAGTATGCAAGAAGGGCAAGAAGCAAAGTATTCAATCAGTTTAATCATTCCTAAATCAGATACAAGTACGATAAAAGCCATTGAACAAGCTATAGAAGCTGCTAAAGAAGAAGGAAAAGTTAGTAAATTTGGAGGCAAAGTTCCTGCAAATCTGAAACTCCCATTACGTGATGGAGATACTGAAAGAGAAGATGATGTAAATTATCAAGACGCTTATTTTATTAACGCATCAAGCAAACAAGCACCTGGTATTATTGACCAAAACAAAATTAGATTAACGGATTCTGGAACTGTTGTAAGTGGTGATTATATTAGAGCTTCAATTAATCTATTTCCTTTTAACACAAATGGTAATAAGGGCATTGCAGTTGGATTGAACAATATTCAACTTGTAGAAAAAGGCGAACCTCTTGGCGGTGCAAGTGCAGCAGAAGATGATTTCGATGAATTAGACACTGATGATGAGGATTTCTTATAAGTCAATAGGTGGGGTTTTTAGCCCCACTTTAATTTTAAAGAAATTGAGGTGTCAAGAATTTGAAATTTATGAATATAGATATTGAAACATATAGCAGTAACGATATTTCGAAATGTGGTGCCTATAAATACACAGAAGCTGAAGATTTCGAAATCTTAATTATAGCTTATTCAATAGATGGTGGAGCGATTAGTGCGATTGACATGACTAAAGTAGATAATGAGCCTTTCCACGCTGATTATGAGACGTTTAAAATTGCTCTATTTGACCCTGCTGTAAAAAAGTATGCATTCAATGCTAATTTCGAAAGAACTTGTCTTGCTAAACATTTTAATAAACAGATGCCACCTGAAGAATGGATTTGCACAATGGTTAATTCAATGCGTATTGGCTTACCTGCTTCGCTTGATAAAGTTGGAGAAGTTTTAAGACTACAAAACCAAAAAGATAAAGCAGGTAAAAATTTAATTCGTTATTTCTCTATACCTTGTAAACCAACAAAAGTTAATGGAGGAAGAACAAGAAACTTGCCTGAACATGATCTTGAAAAATGGCAACAATTTATAGATTACTGTATTCGAGATGTAGAAGTAGAAATGACGATTGCTCATAAAATTAAAGACTTTCCAGTAACTGCAATTGAACAAACATATTGGGTTTTTGACCAACATATAAACGACAGAGGTATTAAGCTTTCTAAATCATTGATGTTAGGAGCTAATGTGCTCGATAAGCAGAGTAAAGAAGAATTGCTTAAACAAGCTAAACATATAACAGGTTTAGAAAATCCTAATAGTCCTACACAGTTATTGGCTTGGTTAAAGGATGAACAAGGATTAGATATACCTAATTTACAAAAGAAAACGGTTCAGGATTACTTAAAAGAAGCCACAGGAAAAGCTAAAAAAATGCTAGAAATTAGATTGCAAATGTCTAAAACCAGTGTGAAAAAATACAACAAAATGCATGACATGATGTGCAGTGATGAACGGGTAAGAGGTCTGTTTCAATTTTACGGTGCCGGTACTGGAAGATGGGCAGGTAGAGGTGTACAACTTCAGAATTTAACAAAGCATTATATTTCAGATACTGAATTAGAAATAGCAAGAGATCTTATTAAAGAACAACGTTTTGATGATTTAGATTTATTACTCAATGTTCATCCTCAAGACTTATTAAGTCAATTAGTTAGGACGACATTTACTGCTGAAGAAGGTAATGAACTAGCAGTAAGTGATTTTTCTGCAATAGAGGCAAGAGTCATAGCATGGTATGCAAAAGAACAATGGCGTTTAGATGTATTCAACACACACGGAAAGATATATGAAGCATCGGCTTCTCAAATGTTTAATGTACCGGTAGAAAGCATAACTAAAGGCGACCCTCTCAGACAAAAAGGAAAAGTGTCCGAATTAGCTTTAGGCTATCAAGGTGGCGCTGGAGCTTTAAAAGCAATGGGTGCATTGGAAATGGGCATTGAAGAAAACGAGTTACAAGGTTTAGTTGATAGTTGGCGTAACGCAAATCCTAACATAGTTAATTTTTGGAAGGCTTGCCAAGAGGCTGCAATTAATACTGTAAAATCCCGAAAGACGCATCATACACATGGACTTAGATTTTACATGAAAAAAGGCTTTCTAATGATTGAACTACCTAGTGGAAGAGCTTTAGCTTATCCAAAAGCTTCAGTTGGTGAAAATAGTTGGGGTAGTCAAGTTGTTGAATTTATGGGCTTAGATCTTAACCGTAAATGGTCAAAGTTAAAAACATATGGTGGGAAGTTAGTCGAGAATATTGTTCAAGCAACTGCAAGGGATTTACTTGCGATTTCTATAGCTAGGCTTGAAGCATCAGGTTTTAAAATAGTTGGACATGTCCATGATGAAGTAATTGTAGAAATACCTAGAGGTTCAAATGGACTTAAGGAAATCGAAACTATCATGAATAAGCCTGTCGATTGGGCAAAAGGATTGAATTTGAATAGTGACGGATTTACTTCTCCGTTTTATATGAAGGATTAGGAGGATAGATTATGACAATAAAGGAATTAGAAGAGAAGTTTAACATCTCTCGATATTTTGTTGTAAAGCATGATAGGGATTGGGAAACAGGTGAAATTATTGACACTTGTATTGTTTTAGATGAATATGCGGACCATATCAACATAGAAGTTGAGGAAGTGATCTAATGCAACAACAAGCATATATAAACGCAACGATTGATATAAGAATACCTACAGAAGTTGAATATCAGCATTTTGATGATGTGGATAACGAAAAAGATGCGCTGGCAGATTACTTATATAACAATCCTGGCGAAATACTAGAGTATGACAATTTAAAAATTAGAAATGTAAATGTAGAGGTGGAATAAATGGCGGGCATAAAAACGAAAGTGAGAATAGACGGTAAATTGATGACGCTTATTGATGTATCGGATAAATACGACATCAAAGTATCGACATTGATTACTAGGTACGACAGAGGGGCGAGGGGGAAAGATTTAATACAAAATGTAGTAAAGCCTAAGAAAGTTAAGATTGACGGCAAGATGATGACTGTTAGCGAAATAGTTAAAAAGTACAACCTAAGCAAAGGACTACTTAATTACAGAATATCAAAAGGGTTAACGGGCGATGCGCTTATTGCGCCACCACAAGAAAAACCTCCTTCTAAATACACTGAATATGAAAATGAGCAGATGAAAAAGAAAGGACTCACGCCCGAAATAGTTAGAAATAGAGTTGCGAAAGGTTGGGAGTTGTCGGAAGCAATTGATGCACCTTTCGGCATGAAGTTAAACGACTATAGAGAAATACAAATAACAAAAGCTTTGGAGCGAGAACGTGAAATGGCTAGGCAACGACGTAAAGAGGCAGAGCTAAGAAGAAAGAAACCGCATTTGTTTAATGTGCCACAGAAACATCCAAGAGGACGTTATGCGTGCTACCTGATGGAAAACGACATATTTCCAAAAGTAAGGGTGTAGATCATGGTAGATAGCGCACGTAAAGAACATTTAAACCAATTTTTCGGCTCTAAGAGATACCTGTATCAGGATAACGAGCGAGTGGCGCATATCCATGTAGTAAACGGCACTTATTACTTTCATGGGCATATCGTACCAGGTTGGCAAGGCGTGAAAAAGACATTTGATACAGCGGAAGAGCTCGAAATATATATAAAGCAACATGGTTTGGAATATGAGGAACAGAAGCAACTAACTTTATTTTAAGGAGATGTAAAAATGAAAATCAAAGTTAAAAAAGAAATGAGACTAGATGAATTAATTAAGTGGGCGCGAGAAAATCCGGAGCTATCAAAAGGAAAAATTTTTCTTGCAAAAGGTTTTAGTAATGGATCCGTTCGTTTTCAACGAAATACAAATACGTGTTCGATATCAAGTTTTATTCCAATTGATATCCCCTTCATAGTTGATATTGAAAAAGAAGTAACGGAAGAGACTAAGTTTGATAGGTTGTTAGAGGTATATGAGATTCAAGAAGGAGTCTATAAATCCGCATTACACAAAGGTATCAGTTTGAACGAACGTTTTGAAGACGACAATATTTTTCCTACTAAAGCATTCTATATCTTAAACGATGACATGACGATGACATTGATTTGGAAAGATGGGGAGTTGCTAGTA